TTTTGCCGAGTTCAAATCCAAAGATATTAATAGGCATTATATTCTCCTGCTGTTCACTTATTTAGGTCAAGCAAAGAACTGTAGTCCTGTGCCCGAGGTTTGTATTTGTGGTCCTTGTGACCCCGACTGCTGTCCGCCACCTCCACCGGCAGTAACAGTATGATAGGAATAATTAAAGGTAACTTGGTATTCTAGAGGTGCTGTTTGCTCATCAAAACTAAGATCCACAGAAGCAATGCTCGTAGGAAATGCTCCAAACAAATTGTAAGTTATAGAAGAACCACCATTTGTTTTAAGAAGTTGTACTGTTATGTCTCGCATTTTTGCTGGATCTCTTGCTCCGGTTTCAGCATTATCAAGAGCATTTATCCAAGCCTCTAATACTCCTCTGACTTCCATTCCCTCGGTTTCCATTACGGTAACAGTCCATTCCGCAAAAGTTCTTTGACCTGGAACTTTCAGTTTTCTGCCCCTATAGGGAACCTCTATTACGCCAAGATCTGATGCGGGGAGTTGAGTCCCTTTTCCTCGTATTTGGAGCAGTTGGCTTATTGATCCCTCTGGTATGGTTATAGAGTATAGATTTGTGCGGGCCAATCCTGCTTTGATTGTGGACAGCGTGCTTGCAATGGTCATGGTTGCCTCCTAATAGACAAATACTGGCTTTCACCAGTATTTATCATTTTCTTACGATGATTTTCAAATATCTTGATTATCAGTTTTCTATTGTGTGATATGAGTATTGGAATGTCACCGAGTATTCTAGAGGTGCTGTCTGCTCATCAAAGGTCAGGTCTACGGAAGCAATGCTTGTGGGGAATGCCCCGTATAGCACATATCGCATTGCTATAGTGGAATTGTCTGGTTGTAACAGATCGCAGTGGATTCTAGAGAGTGCGTCGGTGTTTCTCGTAATGGTGTCTGGTGCGTCCATTGCCGAAATCCACTCTTCGAATCTTTTACGCATACCCATTTCTGCGGTTTCCATGACGGTAACAGTCCATTCAGCAAAAGTCCGCTCTCCTGGTACTTTTACCTTACGGCCTTTGTATGGAATTTCAATAATATTGATGTCGCTTGTGGGCAACTGGGAGCCTTTGGCTCTCAAGTTGAAAGCGTTTCCTTCAGGACTTTTTGCCACTCCCTCTGGAAAGATAGTGAGTTTATAGAGGTTTGTCTTTGCGGGATTTTTAAACCCGCTAAGAAATGATTGAATCGAATCTGCCATTGGTGTTTACCTCTCTGCTTTAGATGTTGATTGATGGACCGATTTCGTTGAACTGAGCATTAGACCGTGTGGCAATGAAATTCAACTGAATGAAGTTGATCGAGCGATTTGGCTTGATATAGATGTCTGCCACAAACTGATTGCGGTCGATCACTTCCGCTGTATTGTTCGTTTCGTCGCAGATCACCTTGAACTCGGTGATTCCACGACGAGCCACCACATCCCGCAAGAACGGAACCACAATACCCAAGAAATTGGCACGGGTAAACTCGTCGTTGAACTCGAAGAGTTGGAACTTCGCAGCCGTTGCCACAGCCTTCTCAAGCACAATGAACAGACGACGAACATTGATGCGGTCGAAAGCACTGGGCTTGGAGAGCAAGGTTTTGTCTCCAAAGAGCAAGGTTCCTTGCCCGGCTTGAGAGATGACTGGATTGATGTTGTTGGCATACAGAGCATCCCGTTCAGCCTTTACTGGATTGAAAGCCAGTTTGATCACATTGCGGATCTGACCACGGTTGTATCCCGCTGGAGAGAACCAAGGATCTGTAAGGTTGTCCGTTCTGGCGCACAGACCAGCCACATCAGGATTGAGTGGCATCCAGCGGTAGGTGTCGTGGTACTTGTCGTATTGGTACTTCCAGCCACTATCAAGAACAGCATAGGATGTGTTCTTGTTCAGAACATTACGCTTGAAATCCAACACATTGTTCAGGGCAGCACTGGATGTTTTGTCTTTCACATCGTCCAGATCTGGAGACACGAAAGCAACGCAATCCTTGCGAGTATCGGCAAGGTCTATGATGTATTTTGCTACTGTGCTGTTGTGGGCACCCTGTAGCAACAAGGAAACATCCACATTGTCCGTATCAGCAAACTCGTCGTATGCTGTTTGGATGTCTCCTGCTGCTGGAGTAGGATCAGTTGCTCCTGTAAGAGAACCGTAAATATTAGCCTTCAGTGTTGCGAAACTACCCGCACCACCGATAAGGGCAAATGTTCCTCCGAAGGCAACATCGTTTGCGGTGACTTCCCCTGTTTCTGGATGGGAAATCCAGGCAACATAAGGGGATTCGTTTATTTTGTTCACATAGTAGTTGTTGCTTCCATCGGCAAGAATTGCGTTGGCGGACTTGGAACCAACAAAGCCTTCAAGTACTGTGCCTGGAGTTCCGCTGAACATTCCGTCTTCGTCGATTACAACACCGGCTATTTCGTCGCTGGTGTATCCACGGAGTGCGGCAAGACTGCTTGTTCCAGGGTAGTAAGGAGCATATTGAGCATATGCCCATACCGCTGTGGCAGCAGTTTTTCCGGTTATGAGAGTTGCCACGGATGCGGTCACTCCAGAAATGCTAAGGGTTATTATTCCACCAGAGCCTGTTCTTTCCGTCAGGGACTTGACCAAGAAGTCCTTGTTCCCACCGTTGGCATCAGCAAACCGCAGGTAATCGCCGGCAGCAACTTTGGCAAAGTTTGCGGCTCCGATGGCATCAGTCTCTCCCGTGATTCCAATGGCAACTTCAGTGCCTGCGGAATTAAAGGTAAACCCGTTTGGAAGACCAGCGATAGTTGTCAACCCAGCAAAAGTAATACCACGCTCAAAATTGTCGGAGTAAGAGATTTTCAGGCTGTTTCCTGCGAGTCCTGGATACTTGGCAACCGCAATTCCCGTAAAGCCACTTGCGGCACTGTTTCCGTAGTTGGTGGCAGTATCGTACAGTTTCTGGTTCCAAAGGGTATTTGCGTTTTTACCACCGCTTCTGGTGGCAAGTTTGGCCGCACTGTCCGCAGCACGAACTACGGTGAGAGCAGAACCATACCCCAAAAAGTTCGCAGCAGAAAAGAATGACAGGTAATTACCTGGATCTGGTTTGCCGAATCGGGCTACAAGCGTGTTTTCAGAGTCAATAGTGGTGATTTCGTTCACCGGACCCCAACGGAAATCTCCGGCGAAACCGCCGATTGTGGTGGAAACTTGGGCCACAACCCCTGTTCTATCAATTTCTGTGATGTTTACCCCAGGACTTATTTGGAATGCCATGTGCGTTCTCCTTCTTGGCAAAATCTAATAATCGGACTTTGGTTCTGCTTGTATGTATATTTTATGGTGTTTGACCGCTTTACCGTATCGGAGTCCATCCGCCCTGAATATTTTCGGAGTCGTTGTCTGTTAGACCATCATCAAGAAATCCAAAAAACATCTCCTCCTCTAGTTGCCGCATCTGTCCCGCATACATCTCAAACGAAATATTGCCTCCAGTAATATCCTTAAAGTATAGTTGGGTAGTTAGCCAGGCAAAAAGGACAAGAGTCATAACCAGATCGTCGTTGTGGCCCACTTCGGCTTCAAAAGAATTCTTTTTAGCGACAAAAGAGAATAATTCTTTGACCAGATCGAAGTCTTCTATCATTAGTCGGTCTTGCTCTATAAGACCTTTGAGTGTGGTACATCCCACCCGTTTCACCACTTCGGTGGTTTTTACACCCCGTTGTTGGTTTTGGGCGTTAAATCCTCCGTCCAAAACTTGTCCCTTTCTGCCTTTTATGGAAGTAGACATCAGCCCCTCATACTCAAATTCTTCATGGATGATGTCAGAAACCTGTCCACCAATATCATTTAGTTCTATAAGGACGAGGGCTTCATTAAACTGTCGTGCCGCTGATATTATGGCTGTGGGATAAATGGCTGGAGGAATGGTGTTGTTTCGAAAAGTAGCCACAACTCGATACGGTGGGGTGGTCATGTCTATAACCACAAACGCATGGTAATCGTTTCCTGTGCCTCTAGCGGTGTCTGCTATCAGAATGTAATTATGCCCTTTTTGGGGCTTTTCGTACACCTTGAATCCGTCTTCAGTTTTGTGGATGGGGTTTACAAAGGTCAGGGTCTGTAGTTTCTTTGCTGAAATTAGCGTATGGACAGACCCCACGAAATCGCACTCAAACTCCGTGCGAAACTGCTCTTCCGAAGTATTCTTGATGGTCTGCTCTTTCCATGCCTCGTCACGACCTGGCACTTCATCCCAAAAGACTTCTACGGGGACATACTCATTTCTTTTATTTACGGCATCTGTCCACAACTTGTAGTACATGTTCATGCCCTTGGGGGTAGACACGATTATGACTTTGGTGTTCTTCCCTGAAGAAATTGTGGGGTATACCGACGAAAAGAACTCATCCGCAATGTTGAAAGGCACATAGGCAAACTCGTCCAAGAGTATGAGATTGAAAGAATTACCACGAACAGCAGATGAAGAAGTGGCCGAAGCCAGAATCTTGGAACCGTTTTCAAGTTCTATGGACCCTTTGTTCCAACTGATTACGCCTTGTTGTATCCATTTGGGCAGGTACTCGTAGGCCAATTTTAGACGGTGTAAGAGTTCACGGGCTGTGGCAAGTTTATTCGCAAGAATCGCCACATTCTGGTTGGGGTTGAACAGAACTGTATGGAGAATATAGGATATGACCGTGGTACTTTTTCCGCTCTGCCGTGGAAACTTGGAAATCACGAATCGGTTCGCATGAATAGTCTGAACAAACCGTTCCTGAAAATCATACAGGTCAAAAGGAATCAATCCCTCGTTAAGATTTACAATTCGTACATATTTTTTTATGAAATAGACAGGATCTTCGGCACACTTCATGTATTCCGAGACTTGTTCTTCGGTAAACTGAACCGGCACATTTGCCGATTTCAGGTTGGGATTGCCTAGATATGCCCCTTTATCCTGTTTGTCCGTCACCTTCAGCCTCCACGATCTGTGTGTCCACTATTTCTTTAGTTTCTTTGGCTTTATTTTTAAGTAGTGCCTGTAGTTCACGGGTACTGCCCACAAAAATGGAATTGTTGGTGATGCTTGTGGCTTTTTTGCTCTCAGACTCACCTTCGATTTCTTTAATTTTCTTGTGGACTTCGAGCAGGTCTTTGTTTACATCTGAAACCGCTTTTATAAGTTGGGCGGCAACCTCGTACGCACGGGGAGAATCGCTTTCTTTGGCTACGGTAAGTACCCCATCAAGGGCGTCTGATCCGCTCATAAGGATCTCACGCAGGTTTTTTCGTACCGTGAGATAGTCCTTTTTTAAATCCAGGTCGTCTATGGGCTTTCCGCCTTCAATTGCCTGTATGTCGGGAGCCACTTTGCGAATGGCTCCACCGTCTTGGGGAGTAAATCCTATATTCAATTTGTCCGATATTCGCTCACCTTGTTCTTCTTCCATTTTCTAATCTCCATCATCCGTTGGGGTCAAATATGTCGTTGTCCGTGGCCGATTCTCCAAATATTCGTATATTTGTTTTGTAATCGTTGGGGTCTGTGGCAAGGGTGAACGGTGGTTCGTCTGGAGAATCGGGATCTAGGGCATCGGCTCGCACAGTTTCCAAACGATAGTCTGTTCCTCGATTGAAAAACTCTGCTATGGCAGTCTTTATAATAGAAGAGTTCTTTACTGGTCCGTACACATATCCACGCAGAGTAAAAACCAAATCCCAAGTCACAACACGGACATTTACCGCATCCCCTTCTCCTTCATATTCCACAGTCTGATTCACGCTATTGAGAGTTATTGGAATGTCTACTTTGGGGGCAAATTCTCCAAGATTCAGGGTAACAACAAATTCTGGAGCAAAATAAGGGATGATTTGTTCCACTATCTGTAACCCATCATCGATTTTTCTGGTCATTATGCTGAGGTTAAATTCTATGTTATATGGAATTTCAGAATAAGTGTATGACAATTTACCAGTCGAAGTAGCATCATACATCACATTTTTGCTCATAGTGTTGCGTTTGCGAGTGGGATCGTAGGTAATATTTGCTATTTCAAAGCACATGCGGGGAAGGAATCCTGCCCATTGCTGTCTGCCTTGATCGTCTCCACTTATCAATATAGAAAAATTTTCTTGTAATATACGGACATAGGTTTCCTTGGGAGCATAGGAAAGAGGAACCCGCACATGGGTTTTTGCCAAAGATCCATCTTCTCCAGGCTTTTCTATTTTTATGTTGTTGAAAAGTGTGCCAAAGGCAACAACATACTTCCTTATAGTGCTGTGGTAAAAGTGGGTAAACATCAGTAATTACCCTCCGAGAATGGATCGACCTCAGAGAAATCAATAATGGTGTGGCCCTCTGTACGCAATTCATCGTTGCTGGCAAACAGGTCTGTGGGGATGTTAGACAAGGTATTGCCCATGTCCGCAGCAATGGAGCCAGACGCACCAGAAATAAGACCGGTGATTGTTTGGCCCACGACTGCCCCCGCCGACCCGCCGTAGTTGCGAATTTGTAGCAGGTCTGGTGTGTTCTTGTCGTAGTTTACTATAGTTCCATAGAAAGAAGAACCGGTCAGAGAACTTCCCACATAAACAGTTTCGTTGTTCTTGAAAGAACCACAAACTTCATCAATGTCGAGATAAACCATAAGTTCACTGTCATGTGTAACCAGATTATCGATTTCGGTAAAGTCTGTGTGTATAATGTCGCTGTCGAATTGATAGCCTTCTGCGGTTATGGTGTAGGTATAGAGCCTGTCTCCTTGATAGAAATGAGAAGAACTGCTGCTGTCCACGAAGGTGATTTCAAAAAATTGTTTCAGGGGCAGTATATGGATCAGATCACCTTCACGGGGCCGGAACAATTCTGGCATGTAATGGGACATGGCCCTTTCAAACTTTCTCTTGGAGACAACGAGTTTTAGTTTTTCTTTCTTTTGAATACCAAACTTGGAGAAAACTTCAGCACCTTCTACTCCATCAAAAGAAGCAATATACATCTCCACATAGGCGGCTCCACCGTCAAACTTGGAGAGCCAGTCTTCACCGAAAAGATTATCCCGTACTATTTTTTCACGGGGAATATAGACGACATCGTAACCGTGAATCTCAATGGCCTCGGTTACAAGGTCTTCCATGAGCCGTGTTTCGGCAAAATCGTGCTTAAAGTACGGGTTCTTCATGTATCATCCTACCATGAAGTCTGCGGGTAGTTCGTATTTGTCTTGTAGTTGCTCTTCAATTTTGTCTATCTGTGCCTGAGCATCATCGTAAATCTTCTGCCCGTCCATTTGAATACCACCGAGCAATTGGATGCCCGAGAACTTAGACAAGTTTTGTCCCCATTGCCGCTTTACCATAGCGGTGTAGTATTCTTTAAGCAGACGATCGTTGAATATTTCAGGATACTGTTCGGCATTAAGAACCACATACGCTTCAATCATCAGATACATTCCAGACTGAATATTTTCTTTCCAACTGGTGTCTATACTCAATTTATTTGTGACACGACTAAAGTTGAATGATTTCTCTGGTTCCAATATCTGCTGAACCATGTTGATATATTGTTGAGCAATATCGTAGTAACCAAGATTGAAATTTCCGTTCCGTAGACCAAAATAGTCTTGGAGGTGCATCTGATAGCGGGCGCTAAACATGTTTGTCACGTTGCTTAGACCGAATCCGAACGGAAACACCCGCCGAACCGTTATGATGTTTTTGCTCAGTTTGTCGGTATCCACATATTTGTTGGCAATATCTTCTGCCGTCAGTTGATACGGAAAAAACATCCTCTCCACACCATCAAAATGGTATTCGGAAAATATCTGTAGAGTGTCGTCTAATCGGTCTTCCAGTTGCTGATCGTCAACATTAATATTGATGACCGGAGCGCCTAAACGCCGAAGACAATAGTCTTTTAGTGATTGCCGAGAATACGGTTGTGCCATCAGAACCCCCTTCTTCTTTTATTATGTATACGGGGGTTCCTCCTGAAGTCAAGCCACAGTTTCAGCAGGCTGTTCTGCTTGTGTGAACAGGAACTGAAGTAGATTATACCCTTGAATGGGCATACGAACTTTTTCCCCGAGGTTTTCGATAGGCATGGGTTCCCACCGGATATCTACTTCTTTTTCCAAGAATTGGGTCAATTCCATCTCGTAGAAGCCTTTTTTGTCGTCGTCCATCTCGTAATCGCCCGTTTCTGTCTGTTTGGCATACAGGCCAAGTAGTTCTTCTTGCTTTCGGGCAATCTCGGCATAGTGTCCATTTACATCGTCTATAAGGTTCCGAACCTTTCCGATTTCCGAAACGGCAAAGAACTGTTTTGCCAAGAGTTCAATGGCTGGATGTGCGTCAAACAGTATCGATAGTTTCACTTTCATGGTTTATTGCTCCTTTTATGCTATATGTATGGTCTTGTCTTGTGGGGACTCACTGAACCTCTGTGAGAAAACCAAAGTCTCCAAGTCGCCGCTTATTCCGTATGCTTCTTCATTGGTCACAGCATCGTCTTGACGAATATTGGTTAGGGCTATGAAGTATTTACTGTTTCCCTCGTTTCCGAGCGGGCTATTCCCATAAGTTATACCGGTGAAAGCAAACTCGTAATCGCTGTTTTCATACGCAAGAACATCTGATGGCAATCGGCCACGGTAGATAAGACTTCCTTGTAGGGCACCACGATAGCCAAAGTTCATGTCCACAAAATCGCCTCCCCCGAGAGTCACAGGATTTACTGGCACATACTCAATCTCTGGAATGCCTATTCTTCCTCCCCATTCCAGCCATTGATTGCCGAAAGCATACGGCTCTCCATTTGGTGTTCCAGACATCCGTATCTTTCCAGAGTTTCGGGCTTCCCAATTCTTGAACTCAGGGACTGCCGTGGCAAGAATGTTCAGGGACAAGAAACCACCACCGAAAGCCCAATTAGGTCCGTATCGATACGGTCGTACTCCTCGAACCCCTTTACTTTTTAGGTATTCTGGGTCTAAGGTGAAGAAATTTTTTAATTGGGTGAAATCTGCGGGATCTCCATTGAATCCAAGGTCTTTCAAGGCTTGGGCGTTTTCTATTGGATTTTGAAACGACACTATTCTTTGATCCACATCAGGATGTCCGTCAAATCCATACAGCCCCGCATCGAGACACATACAATATTCTTCGGTGTTGGTGTTGTTGTAGATAAATTCAACTTCTAGACCAGGTATTTCTGCGGAACTAGCATAACTGCGGATTATATCTTCGGATATAGTATTCCAACTGACTGGTTCTTCACTCCCAACATTCCAATCTACGGGATTTATTGTGTATTCCGAACTTCCAAATGCCAGTAGTGAAATGAGGTTATTCTTGAACCGAACACCCGCCGTTACGGTCCCCAATATATTGGAGAAGGCATAATTAGCCAATGTGCTTTCACGACTCCCAAGAACCACTCCCTCAAGATTTGCTATTTGTGTTCTATACTGTGAAATTTGTGCAGGAGATAGTTGTCCTGTTCGTACAGTACCAACACCCAAGCCATAGCCCAAATCCAAAAGCGTATTACTTTGGCTTACGGTGTCTCTAGCATTAGTCAGACCAGCATAAACCAAAATTCCTCCTATCTGATTCATCATTTCTTGTGGATCGAATGTAAACCCAAGACCCACAAGGGAATCACATGTCCGATACGAACAATCGCAGCCCGTAAATCCATCTCTTTCATAAGCGGAGGGACGATCGGTAGGATTACCGTCTGTGTCTTTCCAGCGGACAAGATTAAAATCCCACGGAGTTACGCATATTCCCGCAGTCTTGCCTCCAATATCACGAAGAACAAAGTTGGAGAAAAACTCTGGTCCGACCCCGGCATACATTCCCACATATTCAGAAGAATATTGCGTAGACCATGTGATTCCAGATTCACTACCGGGCTGATAGGTGATTCCGTCGATGTCTACCGGAGTTCCATTAAAATCTCCTCCTTGATCTCCCATCACTTATCCCTCCCTTGGAACAAAGGTGTCTGTGGCAAATGCCCCACGGGTGCCAGACCAACCGTAAAGGAAAAACTCACCATAGCGTTTGCTGTTGTATCGTGCTATGGTATTATCCGCAATAATAGTGGAATCACCGTCAGCGGCAAAACCAGAACCAGCATTGAATTCTGAGATGGTACTGTTACATTCGTGGTATAGAACATTCAATCCTTGTATTGGGCTGTTGTTTATTCCCACCGCAGTTTCTCTCCAAACCACTTTTTCTCCACCCTCGGGGTCTTCTACCAAGACTCTGAACATGAAAGGCGGAAGAGAAGTCTCTGTCCCATAATATGTGTCTTCTAAAATCGTACCAGCACCAACTCCTCCAGATGCTTTCAGGAACTCTTTACGGTATTGGGAGTAATCTGTAGAATTTTGGCCTGCTGTTATGACAGATTTATTTTTTGCCAAGAATCCGTCTGCGTCATTGCTGCGAGATATGAACTCTAGTGCTTTTATCTGCGATTTATTTTGAGCAAGAACCCCTTCGCCACCATTCCATATAGACCGACCACGATGGCACACAAGAATACTGTTGTTCGAGGCACAGAAGCCCACTCCACCATTAAACTCCGAGAAAGCGTTGTGTGCTTTCATATACGAGTTGAAGTCGCACACGTACCCGTGCCCGTGCGAGCACACGGACACGGAATTGGAACAATCCAAAGAGGAATTGACACCCGTGAAATAATTCGCTAGTCTGGATCCACTTACCACAGTTCGTCTGGCATTTATATGAGACTTGTTTGTACTGATTATACCAATTCCATTAGCAGAGCATATTGCTCCAGGATCTATAACAGAAGTCACGATTGCGGAGTCCCCAAGATCGGCAAGAAGATTTATCAGCGACTGATTTTTTGCGGAAATTCCGTAATTAAATCCAGCCACGGCAATATTGGATGCTGTTACTACAGACTCTTGATCTGAAAGCAATCCATAAGTGGGGGTTTGATTTTGTGTGCTTAATCCAACAAGGCACAGGTCTTTCAGGAATCCCAATTTAGTTTTTCCATCGACACAGATTCCGTCTTTTCCGAATCTTACTACAGTTTTGTAGCATTTCGCACGCAATATTGTGGTCTGTGTGGAGTGTAACAGGTCTAATTCCGTTTCGTTGACTCCATTTACAATTGGAGTGGTTTTATCGTTGATAGAATCATTTGTTGCTCCGACCGCTCCCTTGGAATATCCCAAGGAATACTGATCGAATATGACTCCACCCAAAAGACCAGGCCCAACACCACCAGCAATACTGCCAATAGAATTAACAGTGCCTGTATACCACGCACTTCCCATAGTGCCTATACGATACAGCGGTCCTGTGTTTCCACTCCAGCCCCCGTTAGTCACTCCAGCATAAGCATAATTGAAACTACTTTCGTCTATGATGGACAGGTTTTTAGGAACATTCTTATCGTTGGAGTAGGCTCCCACAGTTCCATTCGCAACAGAGTTGAAACTTGTTGACGGATTGCCCACATAGATGGGTTTTGTTCCACCAAAAACTTCCCAATACCCGTGAGTTAGTCCATCAGACGCCAGTTTTCCTTCGGACTCTATCCGTTCCAAAGTAGTAATATCGTTTCCGCTGTTTCCCCCATATCCCTGATTGTCTGTGATCCATCTCCGCTTGAACCAGCCTTGGGGTGTGATGTACCCACAGAAGAACGGGCTGTCATAGCCCTTGGCGGTCCACCGTTCCAACTGAAGTCCGTTCAGGGAATCGATTTCGTTATACCATCTAGTTATTCGTTTAACTAAAGTAGGCCCATACATCTGTCCATTGATGGGTGGATACAGGTTATAAGACTGTAGTAAAAGGGACAATTTGTTCTCGTCCGCATACTCACGGGGGTATGAAGTTTTGTCTATCTGACCCGGATTGTTCAGTGGAGAACCGTAGACACCTGTATCGAATGGACCATATCCGTATCCAGGATGATTCTTCTCGTCCCAAACAGGAACCCCTTCGATATTTTTGGCTCCAGACAGCAAAAAGTCCCTGATCTTTTTTGCGGCAACGAGGAGTTCTTTCA